ACTTACCCCCCCCCAGCCCCCGTTGCCTCGGCATAGCCCCCGTTGCGAACGTGTGTTCGTGTGTGTTGGTGTTTGTTTGTGCGTTTGTGCAGATATGTGGTGTTGCGAACATGTGTTCGTGTCACTCTGTGTGGTCGGATACCCACAAAACTAATTTCCCCTACCGCCATAGTACAAATTATGTGAGACGCCTAGGTGGGTGGTGGTGACTGTGGGTGGTGGTGGTCACTGTGTGTGATGTGACGAGAGTCACATTGGAATTGTTGTGTTTGGTGGTTGCAATTCCCGTATATGTCCCTATAATTACAGGTATAGGGAATTAGCCCTATAAAACAAGGGTAATTGAAAGGGGCGAACAAATGTTCGTTTTAAGTGATGAGATTAAAGCGCAGGCAACACAATTGCGCGAGGCACTTGAAAAGGTAGCCATGCGCGAGGATATCCACGAGAGGCAAAGCGCTTGGCTTTTCGCACTTTGTGGGACTTTGGGCGAGATAAGCAATTAGACCGAAACCCCGCAAGGGGTCTAGTGGTATCGCCACTACTGACGAGGTCAGAAAACTAGAAAAGGGGCAAGCAATGACGAGAAAAGATTATGTGATGATTGCAAACATCATCAAGCACCACAGAGACCAAAGCGCAACAGCCAAAGGCGAATTCGCCGAATTGGTGAATTCGTTTTCAAGGTGCTTAGGTCACGAAAATGCGAATTTCAAGCGCGAGGTTTTCGAAAAGGCTTGCGGGCTAGAAAACTAGACCGAAACCCCGCGAGGGGTCTCACCGTGACGCGGTGACTGACGAGGTCAGAAACTTACAGACAGGGGATAGAATGAAACAATTGGAGCAAGTGCCAAGCGGGGTAACCCTCGCGCCGATAGTGGAGGCATTGCACGAGGTCTATAACTCGTTGAGCGCCGAAACTCTCAAGAATTGCGGGCAAGCATTACCGCCAGCAGTCTTTGTGGTTCAAAGGTCATCTACTGCGTGGGGTCATATCACTGTGCGCCCCGCATGGCAAACAGACTATACAGACATTGACGAAGACTACGCCTATGCGCCCTTTGCGGTGTCCATGGGCTTGGGCAATTCGTCGAAATCTGCCTACTTTCATGAAATCATGATATCGGGCGAGTGTCTCGCGAAAGGTGGGCGCGCAGTTTTCGGGACTGTAGCCCACGAGGCTACCCACGCATTTAACATCGTTGCGGGTGTTCGTGACGTGGACACAAACGGAAGACATAACACAAAATTCCGCGATAGTGCGGGGGCTTTGTTTGGTCTCACCATCGAAGAATATTCAAAAGGTCATTGGGCGGGGTGGACTAAAACCACGGTAGGGAAACCATGCGCTAATCGGTGGGCGCGCGAAATCGCCAAACTAGACGAGGCAATCATCACGGCAAGCGGGCAAGAAAAGCGCGCGGGCGGGCTTGGTATCGGCGGGGGTATCTTCGGCGGGGACGATTCACGCCCCACGGGGCGCGATAAAAACGGACTGAAAGCGGTCTGCGGGTGCGGGTCAATCATCAGAACATCACGCAGGGCGCTAGACAAGGGCATCACGTGCGGTGGGTGCGAATCACCTTTCATAGTGGTGGGGGGGTGACGGGCAAGTCTTAAGACAGTACCCTAGCGCCTTGGGCGTGCCGATTCAATTCGGACTAGGGGCAATGCGAAAGCAGATAAAGGACACTTGACAAACTAAAATAAATGTATTACGATTACAACAACAACATAGAAAAGGGGTAAGCAATGGAGCAGTACGCAATAGAGACCGAGACACATAGCGAGAGAACTCTCACTCACTTTGTGGTCTACGGTAAGCAACTGGAAGGTAAGCAAGGCGCGTGGACTTCGCTATGCGGGCGTATCGTGCGCGGTACAGTCTGGCAGGCAGGCACGGTCGAAGGCGGGAGATGTAAGCAATGTGCCACTAAACAAGTATGGTGGCAAAACATCGAAGACCAAAGAGCACAAAGACAACAAAGGAGCGCGTCATGATAGTAGACGATAATTTTATCGCGCTCGTGATGTTTGCATTAGTCGGCGTTATCTATCTCGCTTACAAGGTAGGCGAGTATGCAGGCGAAACAAAACAACAACAACAAAAGAGGAAGCAATGAATAGATACGAACTGAGAGCAACGCTAAACAAAGTGAGCAAAGTAACTTGCTTTGAAGATATCAACGACATCGAAGCGATGTATACAGGAATCTTCACAACACTAAACAAGGCAAGCAAAAGCCTTATTTGGTCGAAGGGTCATATCGCGCTAACCAATTTGACTACAGGCGAGTTAGTTAAAGAGATGGCGAGCAAGCAATGACCAGCGCGGAAGAACTCAAGCAGAACATAGGCAAGACTGGCACGCTGACAGTATCTGGTTCGCCGTTGAGGTTTGCGGTCTTAATACTTGACGCACGCTCGCGCTATGGTCATCTCGATTACAAGGTGACGCCTATATCGGGTGACGGTGAGACGTGGCACGCAGACTCTAATATCACAGTACTTGACAACGATACACAAGTGTAATACAATAACATAGACAACATAGAACAGGGGAAACAATGCAAGTAGAAACGATAGGCACAGACAAAGACAACGGATACAACGCAAGCCAACACCTAATCGTGAAGGTTAAAGCGCCAAAGATATCAGGCGAAATGAAAGTGCACCCGATGTCTACAACAGACAGACTGAGATGTGAGGGTACGCTCACGATAGGCGGATATGACAAAACAATATTCGCAGGGCACGCAGTTAAGAAGAACGGGCAATGGATAGGTGAACTAACACAGCACGGTTGCTCACAAACATTAACCACTAAACAGTTAGCGCTTGCCAATCAAGCAGTAGAAGCGATATGTCTACACGCCGAAAGCGATAGCGCATTCTTCTACGAAATGGAAAGCGTAGAGCGCTGGTATATACAGTTAGATATCGAAGATACCGAAAACAAAATTAGTCTCTTGCAAATTCAAACGGCAGGACTGATTGAGACACTAGCGAATCTTACTTTCAAGTTACGGGCAAACAAGGTAGCACAATGAGACTATCCACGATGAATGTCTTAAGACAGTGTTTTGATTGCGCCCAATACCGTTACGAAGTTTATTGTGACCCGATAGACGGCGCATACTTTTGTCAGCAATGCCACGATGAACGAGTAAAAGAGGAGGAGGTGAATCATGGAGAGTGAGACAGCGAGAGCGTTTATTTTCGTCGCAGTTTGTTTGCTTTGGGTTGCCCCGTTTGCGGTGAACAGTTGGAGAGAAGCGCAGAGGGAGCGAAGCAAAGCAAATCATCCGACAGCACGAATGAAATAACAAACAACAAACAACGACGAAGGGATAACACAATGCCAAAGATAATTATTATGGGTTTATCGGGAGACACCAAAGTCTTACCGATGACCGCAACCAAAGAGAAGATAGTCGAAACAGTAATTGAACAGGCAGACAAACTGTACACGGTCACATTTATCGGCGACCATTTCGTGACACCCACGAATGTTTGGGCAAGCGATGAAGACAACGCAGAGAAGTTAGCAGGAGAGTTATTGAAAGACGAATACGGATGGGACATAGCAGAAGTAAGCAACGAGATAGAAGTGGAGATAGCGCAATGAAATTAAAGCAACGCACAATGTCTTTCGAAACTTGGTGCAGGTTCAACGACCTAGACCCAGCAGACCTAGACACAAACTACATCACATACCTAAACTGGAAAGAGGAGCAATGCAAGACACAGCAATAATGGCAATAGCAGACAGCGAACTATCGCTACTGCAAGCCTTTACACAAGGCTACATCAATGCGCTCGTCGCACACGACAAAGCGTACGAAGGGATGGATGAGTTCTACTGCTTCAATGACAAGTGGGATATCAACATTCATTCAGTTGGGCAGAAGCCGAGAACGATATACGCAGTTGCGTATCCGCAGACGCTCGACAAGGACGGGTATCTGTCCACTGATACATCTCATTGGGTTGAGGTAGGTCAGTATGACATGAACGGGACAGCCAAACGAAAGGTAACACAATGAAAACATTTAAGATAACCGTATACACCGCCGAGTACACAACCTACTGGGTGCAAGGCGAAGACAAAGACGACGCCTATCAAAACTGGGCAGACAATGGGTACGACAGCGAAAAGAAACACCTTAACAATTCAGAGTCCGATGTGTTGTCGTGCGAAGAAGAAACATTAGAAGAGGTAGCACAATGAAACAACAGCCGACAGTCCACCACTACATCCTGACTTACGACAGCGACAATCAACTGTGGTATCACGATGTAGAAACCGAACGAGAGAAGTTCCCCGATGGTGCAACGATGAACCTAGACACAGGCGAAACCTATTGGGGTTATCTAGGTGACGGCGAGTACGCACCGAACGAATCAGAATTGAACGAGCAAATAGTCCGAACAGTCCGACAACTCAATCAAAACAATCTTGAAGTACCATTCACGGTAGAAGACTTTGAAGACTACAAAATTGCCGAACTAGAAGACGAAACCCCCCGCACCCACATACCATACCCACCGTTTTGAAACGCTCTAATGCGTTCCTAATGCGTACTATTTTACTGAAAGACCGCGATGTTAAACAAAACCCACCGCTATTACCTGCGCTACAAAATCTACAAACAAGAAAAGAAAATTAAAAAATTGTGGAAGTATCAACCACCAAACAAACTATTTATAGTCGTTCGGTACAGGGGTATTGCGCCCATCGGATATTGGAAAGGGAGACACTATCGAAACGGGCAGATGTTCACCGAACACCCACACAAAAGTTGTATGTTCAACAACGAGCAAAGCGCACAATGGGCTTTAAAAAACAGCGAACTGGTGTACGAATCAAGCCCGCTAAAATACAAGGTAGTACGAATCAAATAGTTTTGTGCTAGCATAAAGTTTGGATTTGCCCTGCTCCGCAGGTATCCCCTTCCCTAGCGTTGTAGCGGGGCAAGTCCATTTAACTTACCGCCTGTCCCACCATGACGACGGTACTCGCGTTCTCTTGGGGTTTTGCCACCCCACACACCGTACCTTCTGACATCATTTGTTTCGCATTCCATAGCGTAAGCCAAACATTTCTCTGCGACAGGGCAACGCTCACAAATTTTTACCGCTTGGTCATAGATACCAGCGACGGACACACCGACGGCTGTATCTGGGAAGAAGATATTGGTTCTCATTCCTCGACATAACGCTTTGTTAAACCAATTCAATTGTTTGAACTCAATCATGTTTGTATCTTTCCAAATTTGCTGTATGTATTTCAGACTTTAGTTGCTCTATTAACGCATTCAATCGTGCTATCTCATCTAGCAACCCGTTCACCATCTCGTCAGTCTTCTTCTGAGTCATCTAACTTTTCTCCACAAACAGGTTTAACTGGCAACAATCGGTTACGCAAACATGAACAGAGTGATGCTTTCATATCTGGTTCTTAGCGTGACGTACCATGGATAGGCAACCTATGTAGCCTGCTGTGTCTACGATGCTGTCGTGATGCCATCCGCCGTCAGCGATTGCTGTCCTAAGACGTGACAGTTTGACTGCGACCATGAACATGATGGCTTGTTCTACTGTGAGTGACACACCTGTCATGCCTTCGAAGATGTCGCGTGCCTGTGTGTAGTCATCTAATGGGTGGGCGTACTGTGCCTGTCTTGCACCTGTGATGAGTGAGTGTGCTTCTAATAGTATTTCTGAGCCGTTGCAGTTTTCAATCATGGTTGGGGTCTCTCCAGATTGCTGGCGAGTAGTTGAGTTCTATTGCTTCTTTGTGTGCTTCGCTTTCGTAACAGCGCATGATGTGGATGCATGGGTCTGAGCCGTCTTCGAATTCTGCGTCTTCTGTTATCGAGGTTGGTAGCCCGTCGTGTGTGTAGCAGACAGGTGGTGAAACCCATCCGCTACGCATACCGATTTCTTTCCATTGTTCGAAATCTAATTCCATGATGTCCATTAGAATGCTTCTTCTTCTTGTAGGAATCCAATCTTGCCGAAATCGTTTTGTGCTTTTGCTACAACTTGTACTGTTTTGTCTGCCATGACTGGGTTGAATCGGCAGGTTAGTCCGATTTCGTCGGCGAGAATTTTGCTGGATGTTTTCTTCTGCCCATCTTTTTCGTAGGTGGAGATGTCTAGTTTGCCTGCAACAATTACTCGGCTACCTTTTTCTATGGATGCTGCAGCGTACTCTGCCATCTGTCCGAAGACGGTGACGTTGTGCCAGACGGTAACTTTCTTGTCGTCTTTTCCGCTTGTTGTTGCGACTGTGAATGTGCCGACAGCCATTCCGCTTTGCGAGAATTTCAGTTCGACAGGTTTACCTGCGTTCCCTACGATTGTTATGTTATTCATTTGGATACCTCTTTCATTGGTTGGATTATTGGTTCTCTTTTGTTAGAGACTTTGTTGTCGCACAGATGCAACGGCGGTTCGGACAGGCGTACATAGGTGGTTAAGGTCATATCGCAACGGTCACAGAACCATCGTGTTTGTTTACTTCCCTTCATACAGTCACTATATCAGGGG